TTCATGCTTCAAATATAATAAAAAAAGCCCCGATTTACTCGAGGCTCTTAACCAAATTAATGAAACGAAATCTACAAAAAACTACTGGTGCAAATATACTAAACTTTTAAACCTAAAAAATTTTTCCTTCTATTATTGATTTTTGATAAAATTTATAATCCCCATTTTGACTTAACTCTAAATATCCGAAGCCATGAGTCCACATATTAACGGGCATATAAGCTGGGTGCAAATCGCATAAACAACCGATTGAAAAACATGAATAAGGGTGTTCATCTAAGTTTTTGCCCATGTCTTTTGTTTCTCTATGAAAATGCGATGTTACTGCACTTTTATTTAACTTCAATCTTAAAGAACGTGCAGGATTTACACCGCCACTTGTTAATCCAGTTTCGTGACCATGAAATATTGCTAACTTTCCTGCATAGATATATTGAGTTGAATCTACTTTGATAATATTTAAATCTCTAAGTTTTAAAAGTTCATGCAGTTGTATTAATTCAATGTCATATATCTCGGGTGCTTTCTGCATGATGTACTTGTCATATCTTAAATCATGGTTGCCATAACTCCACACTATTAATGCTTTTGGGAACATACCTCTAAGACCTTTTAAGAATATACGAGTGCAATCCATTTCGTATTTAACTGACCTCTTTCTCATATCCTTTTCATGTCTCGAGATGGTCGCAAAATCAATTAAATCTCCATTGATTATAATAGTATCTACTTGTTGATCTAATCCATATTCTAAGGCTGCGAATACTGCATCATCATTGTGGTATGGGATGTGCAGGTCACTTATTATTAAAATATTTTTACTTGCTTTCGGTAGTTTATATGGATGTATTCTTTCACTCTCTCCTTTTGGTAGTTCTTTTTTTAGTGCTTCAAATTCTTTCCTAAATTCAACATGAGCATTTTGTTTGTGCCAAGTTCCTTTTGCACCTTTTAAAGACCTTATGTGGCTTCTTACTTGTTCTAAATTTGTATAAACACTTTTGTTTTCAGCATATATTTTTTTTGCTAAAGTTAAGTTCGCAGTATTTGGAAACTTCATTAAATATTCTTTAGCTATGTCTGATTTTATAGTGCCTTTCATAATTTAAAAAATAGTTCTGCTTCTTCTTTTCTGCGTGCAACTAATCCTTTTAACAACTTACCGCCACCAGTTGTGTAGTTTGTTTGCCACCATTGTTTAATGTCCTTAGATTTAGAATTAACTAATCTAAATAAGGTTTCTGACTTTCCGCAATTCCATGCAAATGAAACTAAGGCATCAAACTGATATTGGGTTAAATCTATTTTAATATTCTTATTAACTATCGCCTCGTATTGTGGCAATAAATCCATCAATAATTCTTCTGCTTGTTGCTGTGTTATTTTATCACCTAACTTAATTTTACTGCCATCTTTGTAAAACGTATTTCCATAACCAATCGTGACTAATCCTGCAGGACAAGTATAAGCAGTTAGTTTGCAGCCCTCAAATTTCTTGATTAAGCCTAATCCTCTAATTCCCGTTTTCATTGCTAAATAAATTTGTTAGTTCATCTATAACTGCACCGCCAACCAATATCCAAAATGCTATCTTTTCACTCCCATTTACATAAGCAGAAACAGATATGGTTGCTAATATTGATTTAATAGCTAATAGCCATTTCTTTACGTTCTTAGGTGTTGGCTCAAAGTAGTTTCTAAGTGATAATCTTTTCATCTCAATTCCTTAAAGGTTTGTTCAAATCCAAATGACTTAATAAAAAAATAAGTTATCATTACAGACATCATAGTTGCCATAAAGCTATGTAGTATTTCATCATACGAATAACTCAAACACACGCAAGCTAAGGCATCAAAAATGAACTCAACTATTTTGATTCGATGTCCACCATCATTAGGGAATGTGTTCTCCCAATATCCAATTTTATTTTGTGTAAATCTCGAATAACTCCACCACTCACTATAACCATGTTTCTCATATAATGAATCAAACAAAATAATACATTCGAATAATGCTCGGCAATACCCTGCAATCAATGCGAATAAAATACCTAATATCATATAGTCAAATTGAATCATTTCTTTAATCCCTTTTCAAAATCATCAATAGACTTGTCGGTTATCATTTTTATAATCCAATTACAAAAACGAAATATCCAATAGATAATCGTACAAATCGAAGCAATGGAAGCGAATAAAAAATTATGTTTTTCTAACAAGGCTATGAAGCCTAATACTGAAACGAATATATCTAAGAATCTATGAGGCATTTTCTTTTGGTTTAACGTAATCAATCTGTGGTAAATCTTTTACCCATAAAAAATTTTCATCTGTTGTTTGTTCAACTTCTTCAATAGTAATTATCCAAACATCATTTGCATCTTGTACTGGATTGTAAGTGCAATTAGGTATATACTCAATACCTATTAACTTATTCTTTTGCGTTGCTGTTAGTTTATGTACTTTCATTATACGTTACGACTTAAAGCGGTTTGGAATGCTTGAACACAATTATAATACACTAACTCCTCTGCTGCTGACAATGAGTTTGAAGTCATCATGTCCGCAAAACAAAAAGTCTTATTTGAATAAGTTTGCACTCCTCCGTCACTGCTCTTTCTTTCGCCACCAATAACGATTGTTTTTGTGTCTGTATTATTAAATGCCGTAGCATTTAAGGATTCTGTTTCACTTCCGTTCCTATACACTTTGTAATTATTTGAAGTTGTTCTATTCAATCTAATCAACCCATTTATGCCAACTAATTGATAATTTGTTGCACCAAAATTTTGGTCAAATTTATTACCTCCGAAGAATTTAGTATTAATACCTGATGTATAACCCATGCCTATTTCAGTTGCTTTATATGTTGTCACATTTTCTAAATACCCCATTTGTATCTCATTTCTGGCAGTATTTTCTCTAAAATAAACAGACATTCCATTTGCTGAGTTTGATATGATATTTTGAGGTACAAACGTATCTGCAAATCCATTAGTGCCATTAAATTTACAGCCATTACTATTGATAGTTGGTGCTGTTCCACTAAAGGCTAAATTATAAGTATTACTTTCACTTGGACTTTTCCCATTATATTTAATATTTGCAGTTGTTGTTCCAACGAATAACCAAAAAGCAGTTAATCGTGAATAGAAATCATAAGTTGTATTATTTGCTCCAACTCCTTTGAAATCTTTGTAAATATTATTTATCGCATCTATTTGTGTTGCATTCGTAATACCCGAAAGTGCTATAAATGCTTGCGCATCGGCATCTAATCCGCTCGAATGAACAAATGGAAGTCCTATTGCTATCGTTGGAAAATTAGCCATTATTGATACTCAATTACTGAACCACTTGACAATGTATAAGCAGTAATATTAAAGTTAGGATTAGTAGGTAAATATGTACCTGCTTTGATTGTTACTCCAGTCAAATTTTTTAAAGTCATTTGATTAACTCCATTAATTGCAAATGCTGTAAAAACACAATCAGTCATTACAACTATGCTCTCTACTGCCAATCCTGTTCTTGCGGATGTTCCTGCGTTCACATAGAACCCACCCATTCCGCTAATTTTCTCTAATGCTGTACTCATAATATTATATATAAATTTTTGTTTAAATTGTTGGGACTTGACATCTGTCGTTTAATTCCATTAGGTCAAGTGCTATGTCTAATTTCCATCCATTCACTACATCGGGAAAGCCTTCTCTAACTTGTCCGAAGTTTACATCGTATCTTACGTTAAAATAATCTTGGTAAATTGGGTCACTCAATTCTGCGATTAAATCACGACCTATGCTTAACGTATCGCTCAATACATCTATCTCATTGCTATTGTCTGCTCGTTGAATATCTAAAACATATAATGATAAATTCATTGTAAACATTCGCTCACTCATTTGGCTATCGTTTATATCGCACCAAACCATAGTGTATTGTTCCTGCTCACTTGCACTTATATCTGTTATAGAACCAAAAACAAAACTATTTATTTGCAGATGGTTGGCGCAAATTGTTTTTATTATGTTTAGTACCTGGTTTAGTGTTATGAACTTCATTTTGTTGTTTTATAAATGCTTGTAATTTCTCGATGTTTGTCTTGTTAATTCCTTTGTTCATTAGCAGAATGTGCAACCTCTGCCAGTTACACTTGGACTTGTTTCTAAATCTGTAAAATTATATTGACCCATGCAACAGCTATTATCATCTAATAGCATTCCACTTGTATAATTTGATTGCTTTGCATAGATGGTAGCTAAGTCTGAATTAGGTTGATTCAAAAACAAAGGATAAGTAGTATCATTAGCATATAAATACTTGGTTAATCGTTCTGCATACCACTCGGCTTTATTTTTAGCCCTATCCATTACCATCGTTAGTTCATCAATGCTTGCAGGCTGCATATTGTCTGCGTTCTGCACCCCTACCGCCTTGTTAAAATACTTGTAATTAATATTTAAAGGCAGTTCATATCTAACATACCAAATCATTGCAGGTGTGATGTAAGTATCAAGTAATAATTTATATGAATTACTCAATGTTCCTGCTATAATCTTTGTCACAAAATCATTATACAATGCTGTTCCTAATATCGGTAAAATATAAAACGATTGCACATCAATTATAGTCGGTGTTACTACCTTCATATCTACATTATCTTGCAAGATTGATTCTTGTTTCAATGTTGCTTCGCTTAAAAATATTGCCTTTGCCATTATCTTTTTATTTAATTCTTTTTATAAGAGATTGCTCCCATACGTGCCTACAAAAAGGAAGGTTAACATCTTGTTTAGGGTCATGATACCATCCACCCCTCCGTCTGAAAGCATCATAGTTAGGTATTCCATATATTGCACCTAATTCTTGACCAATTTTATCAATATCATCCTTTGAAAAATAACGTGGATTTGCCATCATTGCTTCACAGAAAGGTCTGCTTGTTCCACCTTTAACTAATGCAGGCGCATCGGGTCTTAAAACGTATCTATAACGTATGTATAATTCTTGAAAACTTGGTACTACTTTTTTTGCGCCCGACCTTGTTAAACTTATCTTGCCTTCGCTGTCCAAATCAATCAAACCTTCATCGCCTAATGCTGTCAAACTTTCAATGATTGAGGTCTTATCTGTTTTTAAAATCTTTGTTAAATCTTCAATGGTTATATTAGGTGTTTTTTGAATCAAATCTAAAACTCCATTGTCTTGTTTGCTCAATGCAAATTGCTGCGAACTAAACATAAATTTTTTATGCTTAATGCTTACAAAATTCTCAATAGGTTCTCCATATTTTGAAAAGATACTAAAGTCTAAATCATCATCTACTATTTCATCGTGTTCACACTTTGAGAATTGCGCTGTTGTATCTGTTGGTAGTATTGCATCGGCTGCTAATGGTGGCTTGTTTACTATACCTCTTATCTCATCTTGACTTAATGATGCTAACACCTTATTTGCAACTAATGGACTTAATGAATTTAAGGCATCACTAATAGTTGAATTAACATTGGTTTGAATGTCTAATGGTTTTCTACCTATGATTTCCCTCATCTCATCCTTAGTTAAAATAGTCATTAAAGTTTGTTCACTAAAACTTGGCATGATTGGCTCTAATGCTTTTATTTTTAGCTTGCCTTTAACTGGTGCGAATAGGTTATAAATTTCTTCTTGTACTCTTTGTTTTGGATTAACGTAAGTGTTAGCGAATAGATTGTAAGCATCAACCATTTCATTGCGACCACCTAATTGCCCCTCTACTCTTACGCCAAATAACATTGGTGATGTGATTTTATGTCCAACAAATATTTCTTGTTGTATCGTGTCGTTTAATGCTTCGTATTTCTTGTCAAAGTCTCCTGCTGCAAGGTCTAATATTTCAGGTACTCTATTCGGGTCATCTACAAAATCAATTACTATACTACCTGCATTGTCTGTTGGTGTGAACTTAGCTTTTAACTTTCGTTCTGTTGACTTCATTTCTTCATCTGAAGGTACACCATTTTTAAACACAATCATTTTAGAACCTTTGAAACTATTCTGAATTTCGGCTCTATGAAAGTTTGCTATTTCAGCATCAGTAATAATTGCAGGTATTGCACCAATGTATTC